CAAGACCTGCAAGGTACTCGGTGCAAATGGTCGATGGTCGCGGGACTGGGACGATGTAGTCAAGAGCCTCAAGTCTGGCGCTGCAATTGTCATCAACGTCCAGGCCGCACGATTCTATCCACCACAGGCGATCAGCGCCTGGCACAAGCGTTTTATTGGCCGACATGCCGGAGCAACGTATGGGCACATGACGGCAGCAGTCTGGGACGAAGAATACGGATTCCAGTTTGCCGACCCAACGTTCTCTGGCGTCAAGGCTGAGAAATATGCCTGCCTCGTCTCCGAGAAGGAGCTCAAGGCAATCGCATCAAGCAAGGGCGACGCACCGCACAGCCGATGCGTCATCATCAAGAAGTAGGAGAATCATGAGCGAAGATAACAAGGCAATACTAGCATCCTGGGGCCGATCATTCCTGGCAGCATGCCTCGCGCAGTTCATTGCGCTTGGTGGCGGCGCCTTCGACATCAACAAGGACGGCTGGAAGTCAATCGTCGCAGCTGGCGTTGCCGCTGTGGTACCTGTCGTGATCCGCTGGCTGAACCCGAAGGATTACGCATTCGGCCGCATGGAGCTTGGTGAGTAATATCAACTTGGCCCCGGTACTTACCGGGTGCCATGTGTGCAGGAGCCCCTTTGCCGACATGATCGGCAAGCGAATGAAGGAGGGGCTTCCGGACACCAAGATCAGCGCCTGGCTCGAGTCGGAGGGCCAGTACTTCAGCAGGATCACCCTAGGCAAGCACCGCAGGGAGCATCTCACCACCGACTTCGAGAAGGCGAAAGCCGATGCGGTCAAGATCATGGAGAAGCGAAAGAAGACGCTGAAGCCTACGGCCGGTGTCGACCTGGCCTCTCTGGTCAGGGACTACACGTTCTCGGCTGTTGAATCGGGCGAGCTGGTCCCAACGCTCTCAGAGGGACTCAGGGCCCAGGAAATCTTGGACAGGCGTCAGGAGAAGGGCGCAGACAGGGACCTAGCATTTACGCTCGCAGCGATCCTTGGTGGATCGAGCGTAGTCAATGGCACCGCGACACTCGTGGAGCCCAACGAAATAGTGGAGGTTATAAGTGGCGAGAACAGCAGCTTGGCAGCGCAAGGAGGGGCAGAACCCGAAGGGCGGCCTGAACGCGAAGGGGAGAGCCTCCTACAAGGCCCAGACGGGCGGGACGCTGAAGGCCCCAGTGAAGAGCGGGGACAACCCGCGGAGGGCATCGTTCCTAGCTCGGATGGGGAACATGCCGGGACCGGAGAGGGACGAGAAGGGTCGTCCTACGCGACTTCTGTTGAGCTTGCAGGCCTGGGGCGCTAGCAGCAAGGCTGACGCCAAGGCAAAGGCCAAGAAGATGAGCGAGCGACTCAAGAATAAGAAGAAGGGAAAGAATGATTAAGGAAGGCAAGCTTCTTATTGACGAGAGCGCTATAGGGCTTCTAACTGAACCTCGGGCCAACACAAACATTCCAAGGTTCGTACTTCCGTCAGAGGGGTTCTCTGGTCGACGGTGGCGAAACTACAAGCCAACCAGCGGTATGCCAGAGACGCCGTTTAGCTCTTTCAATGCAATATCAACGTATACTCCCAGCCCATACTCGCTGAATAGCATTCGCTACCAGAGCAATAAGTCTAGGTGAGTCAACTTAGTGGACAAACCGCTATCGACCTGGCTCGCGGCCGCAGTGATATCGAGTTCTTTGCTACTCGCTGGCTCGGTATCAACGGCAACCCAGGCCAGATCAGATGGTGGAAATCCTGCGCCGAGCGAGCTGAGGATGGCTACAGGCCACGGTACCTCACGACCGCTGTATCCGCTGGCAACCGTGCCGGGAAGACGCTCGCGATGGCAGTGGTATGTCTCCATCATGCGATCTATAAACTCGGCATACGCCCGCCGACGCCTGGCAGTCGAGAAGACGCTCAGCGGTGGATCAGCGATCCGTATGAATGGTATCACGTCGGAATCCAGCAAGAGACTGCTGAGCTCGTACACCGCGAGATCTCGATGATTTTGCAGGGCGTCCACCCGGCCCAGAAAGGCCAGGGATGCCCGCTAACCAAGGAGCTTGGCAAGATTGCCGACTTTGAGAAGCGATATCGAGGAGAGTACCTGTGGGTGAAGTTCAGTCCGATCTTGGGCGGGGCCAGCATCCACTTCCGAACGACCCAGGACAAGGCGAAAGCGCTCCTGGGCAAGGACATGAACGGAATCTCGTTCGACGAGGCAGCTTTCGAGCCGCACTTGGTAACGATCTACCAGGAAGTTCTGAACCTACGTCGTCTCTCGACCGGAGGTCCTCTTCATTTCATCGGAACTCCAACGGAAGGTTTCAACGACTACTCGGACCTGTGGGAAATGGGAAACCCAGAAAATCCCAACCGGGACCCGCAATTTATCAGTTTCCGGATGTCAACACGAGACAACATCGGTTTCGGCTTGAAGCAGCAGGACTTCGACGCAGTAGTGCGCCAGCAGGCGGAGTATCTAATTCCGCAAAACGTGGACGGCTACTTCATAGAATCCCGTAAGGCCTTCTTCTCATCACTGGGTGTGGAGGCCTGTTTCGACAGCTCGATAGAGTTCGAGGAAGCGCCAAAGTCGGCTCACCGTTACGTCCAGGGTTGTGACCCTGGCATCTCGTCCGACGCAACATGGGCGATCACACTCGATATCACGAACCGCAAGATGATGCGGGGCGTTCGAGCCAGGAAGCGCGGTGGGAAGCAGACAATTACCGCAGTCGTGAATATGGTCCGGGAAGGGCACCTGCTCTACAGCTCGGGCGCACAGTGCACGACAATCGTGGACTCCACCGGCATGGGCGGCAAGCTCTTCCGCGAGGAGTTCTCAATCATCAAGCCCCTCCGGGATTTCGATTTCGGCGGGACCAAGTCGAAGAAGCTAGAGCTTCTAAACGACCTCAAGGCAATCGTCGACCGGGGGAACCTGAAGTTCCCACGAGGCGGAGTATGGGAGGACCTAAGAAGGCAGATGCTTGCTTACAAGCTTGAGGACAAGCGAATCGAGCAGGATGCCGTCATGGCCCTCGCAATCGCCGTGCGATACGCGATTAGGAATCCCGAGAAGGCTGTCGCAAATATGGCCTTCTCCTACTTTGGAGCTGCTGAATAATGGCTAAAGTTAGAGGAATACCAAAGACGTACGTCAATGGCGAAGGCGTACCAGGGCAGTACACGACTGACCCAGATGTCGCTACGCCGGCGCAGATTAAGGCACTTGGGGATGCGCTTGACAAAGCGAAGCGTATATCCAAGGGTGAAGTCATTGTCGAGCGCATGCCGCAGGCCGGCAAGGGGATCAAGACCCAGACGTCCGCTCAGATTGCCCGCGAGATTAGAAAGGCAGCTCCTTCTGGTCCGGCAAACACTGGCGTTCCTGGCGATATCGTCACCTCTCCGTCCGTCGTCAACGTTTCCTACGGTGGCAAGGTCAAGCCAATCAACAAGAAGTATACGCCGCTTGACATCGACAAGCTCACACCAGAGCAGCAGAATGCTGTCAAGATGCTCCAGAAGTCAATGGAGATGCTGGACATCAACCCTCAGGAGAGCGAAGAGTTCAAGCTTTACGGAGAGATCCTCACTCGCAAGCAGCAGCTGGAGCCAGAGCAGAACCGACTCCGCAGCATGTTCCGACGGTTCGACCGGATGTACCATCCGGATACTATCACGCTCGGCGGTGCTGACCACTGGGCAGAGGACCCAAGCGCCCGCCTTGCCGGCCGCGCCCACGTCTCTGTCAACGTCCACCCTGCCTATGTGAACATCCCTGCATCGCTGCAGGCAGTGACGCCAGTCATCCACTACGTGCCAGAGAACTCTAGCGAGGAGGCACGCGCACTTGCCTCCAACCGCGAGCGGCTCTTCTTCGCATGGTGGCAGTCGCGAGAGATGGATCTCAAGCTCGAGATGGCAGCTCTCACTAAGAGCCTGTACGGATACACAGCCGCCAAGATCTTCTGGAACACCATAACAAAGCAGCCAGAGATCGCAATCATCGAACAGCCGGAAAACCTCTACATGGGCTTCGGCAACTCAGACTACACTCGCCTAGACTGGGCCCTGTACTGCTATGGCCTATCGCCACAGGCAGTCAAGGAGGACTACGGAGTCGACATCATTCCTGTGAAGCAGGGAGAGAAGTGGTACGGCTACAGCACGTCCGGAACGCACGACGATCCGCTCGGCACTGTATACCAGAATCAGTTCGAGCGCAACCCTCTCCGCCGTGAGACTGTCTACGAGCAGCTCCAGGTCGAGGTTTATGACTACTGGTACAAGGAGCCTACGTCCCCAGGCAAGCCACCAATCGTGTGGAACGCTATCTACGTCGGCAACACTCTCGTAAAGCACAGCAAGCACA